ACGGACATACACTTTGGCCTCAAGGGCAACAGTCGTGTACACAACGATGACTGCGAGGAGTTCGTAAAGTGGTTCATAGCACAGGCCAAGGCAGAAGGTTGTGAGACCTGCATATTCCTAGGCGACTGGCATCACCATAGATCTGCCACCAATGTCAGCACCATGAACTACACAGTTTCCAACATGGAGAGATTGGGTGCGGCGTTCGAGAAAGTGTACGTGATCATGGGCAACCACGACCTGTACTACAGGGACAAGAGAGAAATCAACTCCATGGAGTACATCAGGAATATTCCAAACATACACATAGTCAACGAATGGTTGGTGGAGGATGATGTGGCAATCATTCCTTGGGTTGTGCAAGACGAATGGAAGAAGATCGAAAAGATGAAACAGAAGTACGTGTTCGGACACTTTGAACTGCCCTACTTCAAGATGAACGCCATGGTGGAGATGCCAGACGTGGGCGGAATACAGACAGATCATTTCGCAGGTTGCGGTAAAGTGTTCTCAGGACACTTCCACAAGAGACAGTACATGAAGAACGTCACGTACATGGGTAACGCATTTCCACACAACTACGCGGACGCCTGGGATGACGACAGGGGTATGATGATATTAGAATACGGTGCAGAACCCAAATTCGTCAACTGGCCGGATATGCCTAGATACATCACTATTAAGGTTTCTGAGCTACTAGAAGATCCAGACAAGTACCTAAAACCCAAGATGTATGTGAGAGTTACTTTAGACATAAAAATCAGTTACGAGGAAGCGAACTTCGTGAGGGAAACATTCATAGACAAGTACCAATTGAGAGAACTACAACTGATCCCTGAGCAAGTGGACAACGCACAGCAACCACTTGTTGAAGTGCAGAAGTTTGACAGTGTTGATCAGATCGTGATCAAGCAGTTACAGGGAGTGGACTCAGAAGTGTACGACAAGAATGTTTTAACAGCAATTTACAACGATCTAGATGTCACGAATTAGTAAAAAGAAATTGATAAAAGTGTTGAAGGGTGATTTTGAACAACCGACCATGTCTAAAGCACAGATATTTGACATGTTCAAAAATCCACCAACACAGGAAGAATGGCTGAAAGGCTACAAGGAATGGAAGAGGAAGCAACTTGCTGACGATTAAAGAACTAACGGTAAAGAACTTCATGAGTGTGGGCAACCAGGCCCAGGCCATTGACTTCTCAAACAAAAGCCTGGTTCTTGTTATTGGTGAGAACATGGACCTAGGAGGTGATGACGCCGGTGCCAGGAACGGTACGGGTAAGACCACTATCATAAACGCATTGAGTTACGTGTTCTTTGGTGAAGCACTTACAAACATCAGGAGAGACAATCTGGTCAACAAGACCAACGAGAAGGGTATGTTGGTCAGCGTCAAGTTCATAAAGAACGGAGTCACATACACGATCGAGCGAGGACGTAAACCACAGATATTCAGATTCTATGCCAACGACATAGAACAGAACACGGACAACAACGAAGCACAAGGGGAGAACAGGGAGACACAGGTAGAGATCAACAAACTGATGGGCATGACCCACTCCATGTTCAAGAACATAATTGCACTGAACACCTACACACAACCGTTCCTGTCCACCAAACAGGCAGAACAGAGGGAAATCATTGAACAACTGCTGGGTATAACACTGCTGTCGCAGAAAGCGGACCTATTGAAGGAGAAACAGAAAGCGACAAAACAGATGCTGACCGAGGAGAAGATGCGTATAGACGCCAAAGTTGCCTCTAACGAGAAGATACAGGAGTCCATAGAAAGTTTGAAGATAAGATCAAACGCCTGGGCGAGCCAGAAAGACGACGACATAAAAAGTTTCAAAGAAGCGATCGCGGAACTGGAGAAGGTGGACAGTGAGATCGAGATAGAGAAGCACAAGAAACTGCAGAAGAGGAATGAACTACAGACCATGCTGAGGAGCCTCGAGAAAGAGAAAGCGTATCACGAGGATTCGTTAACCAAGGCTGAAAGCACTGTTTCCAAAACCAACACAGATCTAGAATACGCTGAACAACAGAAATGTCCAACATGCGAACAGGAACTGCACGACGACAAGCACACACATCTCGTTGACAAACTGAAAGTACAACTTACAGAATCCACAGACTATGTGACGAAACTGAAGTCAGACCTAGCGAAAATACAGGAAGGCATAGACGAGGTGGGAGATCTCGGACAGGTGCCCGAAACATACTATGACACCATAGACGAGGCGTACAACCACAAAGGTTCTCTACAGGATCTAAAGAGGCAGTTGGAACAGACAGAGAAGAAAGAAGACACCTACGCAGAACAGATAGCGGAGATGACCAAATCCGCGATACAGGATATTGACTACGAAAAAGCCAACGAACTAGAGGATCTGCACAGACACCAGGAGTTCCTGTACAAACTGTTGACAGCGAAGGACTCATTCATAAGGACCAGGATCATAGAACAGAACTTGACATACCTGAATCAGCGACTGGCGTACTTCCTGGGCAAGGTGAAACTGCCTCACACAGTGACTTTCCAATCGGACCTAACAGTGCGTATCGAGGAACTGGGCAGGGAACTGGATTTTGATAACTTGAGCAGGGGTGAAAGAAATAGATTGATATTGAGTCTGAGTTGGGCATTCAGAGACGTGTGGGAGAGCCTTTATCAACAGATCAACTTGCTGTTCATTGACGAATTGGTAGATGCAGGCATGGACATATCAGGCGTTGAGAGTTCCATGGCAGTACTAAAAGACATGAGCAGGACACAGAAGAAGAACATATTCCTGATATCACACAAGGACGAATTGGTAAGCAGAGTGAATAGTGTACTGAAAGTTGTGAAAGAGAACGGTTTTACCAATTATGCCAATGATGTTGACATAATTGTTTAATTTTACTGTTGACAAAACCACTTCTTACGTGCTTTAATTACAATGACGTTAATTAATGTTATCGTACGACAATAAAGGAAGGACAATTAATATGTCAAATGAAACACACGACGCTATAATGACAGCAATTCAAACTTACTCTGAAGAGAATGGTAAGTTCGTTGATAAGGGTGTAAAAGCCTCTGCAACAAGAGCCAGAAAGGCCCTAGCAGAATTATCTAAACTGATCAAAGCAAGAAGAAAAGAAATTCAGGAAGTCAAGAACGCGGCCAAGACAGCGGCGTAATCGATCATTGGATTTTGCAAAACCCAAAACCTCCGGCTAGCAATAGTTGGGGGTTTTTTTATGACTTGAGGATTCCCTTGCCATGCACCCTCACTCGGATGTGGCCGTTGTAGTAATCGTTGCTCTCCAACACTTTTCTAGCAAACTGCTCCCTTGCTTCAACGTAAGACAGTTCCGCCTTAGACCTGCACCAGAAAAGTATTTCCCTTGTGAATTTGTCTTTACCCAGTTTGTTGACATCGATGGTCAACTCATCGCTTGATCCGTAATAGTCCTGCCAGTCAGAATCCACCTTGTACCTACGCTTGTTCTTCCTGCCCTTAAGCGGAGGCCTGGATCTCTTGAATCTGGCCAATTTCTTGCCTATGTACATCCTACCGTTGGTTGTGTTGGTTATGAGATACACGAAGCCAACTATATCCTCTGGTATCGTGGTAATTTCTTTTCCCTGGTACGTCCAATGCATCTTGGTATTTAAAGCCAAAAAGATTGACCTAGAAATAAAACTCATATAAACAAGTGCGATAGGCAAACTACAATTTCTTAAAAATTTCCAATAGGCAAACATAGCATCGCAACCAGTGAGCAAGGAAATGCGGCCGACAAGGCGACAGGTGAATCCTTAGATGCACACAGCAAAAAATGATGGGGCTCTTAGAAAAAGTTAATCCCCAGGTCGACCAAGAACTATTATACAAGGGTTTGGTAGGCTCGCGTTGTAATGAATGAGCAAATGGGTACAGCACAACCGCCCAACTCCGGTAGCGATGTATAGTGACTGCGAACTCACCACAGGGTTCAAGTCGGTTCGGCTAGAAATAGCCGAATTGTGACTGCTCATCTACCACAG